CGCAAAGATTAGCGCCACCAAGCAAGCGAAAAACTTGCGATGAGATAGTCTGCTCTGCACATAAAAGGAATGTGCAGGTTTCGGATAAAGAGCCGAAACGTAACGCCAGGACAAATAACAACGCACTTCTTCGCCGGTTGAAAGAGCGCGGAAATGTGAAGACCTTCAGTGGGGGGAATGTCATACTCCAGGAGATCATGTACAACGACAGCACGACGAACAACACCAACAGCTATAGTGGCTATGAAGTGTTGAACGTTTCGCAAAACAGTCCGATCAGTGCGGCACAGTTCGGTATCACTCAGTACGCTGCTGCGGTATCGATCAGCGGTCTGGAGATGATCCAGAACAGCGGCAAGGAAGCGATTATTGACCTGCTGGACGGTCGTATGAACGTTGCCGAAGCGCAACTGGCTAACCGTATCGGTTCGGATATTTATCTTGATGGTACGGGTAACAGCGGAAAGAACATCACTGGTCTTGCTGCTGCTGTGCCGGATGCTCCGACCTCTGGAACGTATGGCGGTATCAACCGAGCGACGTATTCGTTTTGGCAATCGGTTGCTTATTCTGGTTTGACGAACGGCGGCGCGGCTACGACTGCATCCAACATCCAGCAGTACATGGATTCGGTGGCGGTTCAGTTAATTCGCGGAACGGATAAACCGGATCTAATCGTTGCAGACAATATTTACTATCGTCTGTATCTGCAATCGCTGCAATCGATTCAGCGTATTTCTGATTCTGGTAGCTCGATGGCCGGTGCTGGTTTTGCCTCGCTGAAATACTACGGCGCAGGCATGGCATCGGATGTGGTGCTCGACGGCGGTATTGGTTCAGCTGCTACTGCATCGCACATGTGGTTCCTGAATACGAAATACATTTTCTTCCGTCCGCACGTTGACCGGAATTTCGTACCGATTGGCGGCGAACGGCAAGCCGTAAACCAAGACGCGATTGTTAAATTGATCGGTTGGGCTGGCAATCTTTGCGCCAGCGGCCCGCAGTTTAGCGGCGTGTTGATAGCTTAATTAAGGAGAATAGATAATGGCTTACACTTATGTAGAAAATCAAGCCGGTCTGTTGCAGATTGCCGCAATTGATACTGGTGTTACTTCGCCGAGTGGCGTTTCGACTGGCAGCACTTCTGTTATTCCGACGCCGCCGAATGTCTTGGGTAAGATCGTGCGTGCTGACGATCCGACTTATGGCGAGGGCGAGTTCATCATGCTGGTCGGCGTTGCTTCCACGGTGGTTGGTTCGTTGGTGTCTTACAACGCGACCACTTACCAAACGGTGTTGGTGCCGAATACCGGCAACCAGGCTTGCCCGGTGGCGGTTGCAATGTCGGCTAACCTGGCCGGCACGTTCGGCTGGTATCAAATCGCTGGCAATGCGGTGGTCAAGAAAACGGCAGTTGCGGTTACGCCGCAAGTGACGCTGTTCCTGTCTGCTACTGCCGGCCGCGTTAAGGTTCTTGCTTCTGCGGGCCTCCAGATTCTTGGCGCTCGCTCGGCTAACTTGGCGACGATTGCCTCGGCCGTTTCGACGGTTACGGTGACCATCAACCGTCCGCATCTTCAAGGTCAGATCACTTAATAATGGTCGAAGCCATACTAGATGTAGTTGGCAACACATCCCCCGGCGTAATGCTGGGGAATGTGAAGCTGTCTTGCAAAAGGCAGCTTTCTTGGTTTGACTTTGATGAAAAGGTCAACGAAGAAAGCATCTGTATCGTTGGCGGTGCGCCGAGTCTGAATGAGTCGGTGCACCAGCTAATGATTCGGCATCAAAACGGCGCAAAAATCTGGTCAATGAACGGCTCCTACGATTGGTTACTAGCCCGTGGCATTGTCCCTGATGGGCATGTTATGCTCGATGCTAGGCCAGAAAATGTGCGGTTTTTGAAGAACCCTAAACTGGAAACGCAGTTCTACATTGCCAGCCAGTGTGACCCTTGCATATTTGACGCTTTAAAAGGGTTTAAAGTTGATCTGGTGCATGTGCAGACCGAGGGGGTATATGAACACTTGGAAAGCGAACGCGAACGCCCTGTGCATCTTATGGGTGGTTTTACGACCGTTGGGATGCTGGCAATGATTCTTGCCAAGCTGAAAGGCTATCGCCGGATATTCTTGTTCGGTATGGATTCCAGCTATTCCGAAGGCGAGCATCACGTTTACAAACAAGAAGCAAACGACGATGAGCAGATAATTACTGCGACTATCCACGAAACAAAATATAAAGCAGCGCCGTGGATGTGTCAGCAAGTAAAGGACTTCCAAAATCTTGCGCGTGAGTTTGCCGAAGAAGATGTAGTAATTGAAGTGTGCGGCCCCGGTTTATTGTATGCAATGGCGAAAGCCATGTCTTTTCCATTAACTCAAAGGATATAAAATGGCTATTCCCTCACGTGTTTTGGCTTCTGGTAATTCACCGCTTTCGACGATTAGCATCTGCGGCGATGGCGCAACTGGATTAGTAGCAGCCGGTACGACTGCGGCTGACGCACTGCAACTGTCGGCTTGTTACAACACGGTTGGCACTACTGCCGCATCGACCGGCGTGAAACTGCCGCCCACCGAAGTCGGCGCGATGGTTGTTGTCTACAACGCCGGGGCTTCTACTTTGACCGTTTACCCGGCTACAGGCTCAACGATCAATGCTGCCGCTGCCAGTCTTTCGGTTACGACTACGACGCGGGTTTTGTTTGTTGCGACTTCCGCGACGACTTGGGCTTCTATTGCTGGCGCGTAATGACAATTCCCTCGCGGGTTTTGGGTGCTGGTGCTTCGTCATTGATGACCGTTGCCATCTGTGGTGACGGTGTTGATGGATTAACTGCGGTCGGTTCCACAAGGGCTGACGCACTGCAATTAACAAAGGTAAATAACGCAGTCAATACCGCAGCCGCTGGCACTGGCGTATTGCTTCCTCCTACACAAATGGGGGAAACAATATTCATTGCCAATTCAGGTGCAAACACGATAAAAGTGTATCCCTACGAATCGGCAACGACTATAAACCAAACAACGTCAGCTTTGATTGCAAGTAATTTTAGTAGCATATTTTTTGCGGTATCATCTACAAAATGGTACAGCATGACCGGCGCACGAACTTAATCCCCACAGGAGAATAAAAATGGCTTTAGATAGCGATATTAACAATGCAGATTCACACTTGCACGTTGAGTTTTATACCAACGACCAAAAACCTTATAAAGATCGTCCTACGCCGTTTGTGCGAATCGTAGTGCCGGGTGATAAAACTAACATTGTCGATCAACCTGTGCGAGAAGATCATAAAGAACGATTCCCGCGCCAATGGCTGTATTTCCAAATGCAAAAAGGCGACGGGCCGGTTATCGGGACAACGTTAGACCAGTGGCACAAAGACGATGAAGATGAATTTAACGCGCATCAAATGGCCGAGCTTCAGATTCTTAAATTCCAGACCGTCGAGCAAGTGGCCACGGCTTCAGATAGCCAATTGCAACGCATCGGCATGGGCGGGGCTGGATTGCGAGAAAGAGCAAAAACGTATTTGACCAGAAAAAACCAATCCGCAAACACTTCTGAATTGGAAACCACGCGCCGCGAACTTGATGAACTGAAACAGCAAATGGCGATGCTTATGGAAACCAAAAAACTTGGAAGGCCGCGTAAAGAGGCGTAAATATGAGCAGCACAATGCTCCAGTTGGTGCAGCAGGTTACTAACGAATTGGGCGTTTCTACGCCTGTTTCGGTTGCTGGCAATTCGAATCAGGACGTTATCCAGATTCTTGCGCTAATGAACGCGACGGGCTATGAGCTGCTGCGCCGCCACAACTGGCGCGCAATGACCAAGCAAAAGGCTTTTTATACTGAATACCTGACAACCACCGGCAACTGGACGACCGCAGCCAGGACAATTACCGGCATTCCGTCAACTGTTGGGCTGGACACAACGTATCAAGTTCAAGGCTCTGGAATCAACCAGAACACGTTTATAGAGTCTGTGGACAGCGCGACACAGGTTACTGTCAACCAAGACTTTGCTGCCGCTGGCGGGGCTTCTGCTGCTGCTTATTTCCAGAAAATGAAATATGACCTGCCCAGCGACTACGAGGCTTTGGTGCCGCGCACGATGTGGGACAAGTCGAAGCATTGGGAAATGTTAGGGCCGGAAGATGCCCAACAGTGGGAATGGTTGCTTTCGGGTTATATATCGACCGGGCCGCGTATCCGCTGGCGGCTGTTGGGAACATACTTCCAGATATGGCCGGGCACTTCTGCTGCTGAATATCTAGGTTTTGAATACCGATCTAACGGCTGGGCTAATTCTGCCGCTGGCGCCGTAAAGACCAGCTTTACGGTGGACACCGACACAACGATCTACCCTGATCGGCTGATGGTGCTGTCCACGAAGCTAAAGTATTTTGAGGCAAAAGGCTTTGACACCACAGCAATGTATCGAAATTATATGTACGAACTGGAAGCGGCAATGGCGTTGGATATGTCGGCTGCAAACCTGAGTTTTGCACCGCGCCCTGGCACTGTGCTAATCGGATACGACAACATACCGGATTCCGGCTATGGCCCGAACTAACGCTCTTATTCAGCGGACGGCGGCTAATGTCGCGTCTATTCCTGCCCCTGTTGGCGGTTGGAATGCGCGAGATTCTATTGCGAATATGGAGCCGACAGATGCTTATCAATTAACCAACTTTTTCCCCGGTGTTAGTAATTTGGTATTGCGCGGCGGGTATGAGAATTGGGCGACTGGTATTAGTGGGCAGGTTCAAACGTTGGTTAATTACTCAACCGGCACTACTGAAAAACTGTTTGCTTGGGCTGGAACGTCAATCTACGACGTTACGTCACAGGGTGCCGTAGGCGCTGCGGTTAAGACCGGGCTGACTAATGCTAAGTGGGAACACATCAACGTCACCACGGCCGCCGGAAGTTATCTTTATGCCGTAAACGGTGTTGATGCTCCGTTGCTTTACGACAATTCAACTTGGGCAAGCATTACCGCTATTTCAACAATTGCCATTACCGGCGTTACTACCACGACTTTAAGCAATATCTCGCTGTTTAAAAACCGCGTCTGGTTTATTCAGAAAGACACGCTCAAGGCATGGTATCTGCCGACGGGGGCTGTTGGCGGGGCAGCGCAGGTTCTGGATATGAGTCAGATTGCCAAATACGGCGGCACGTTGGTGGATCTGGATACCTGGACGCTGGATGCAGGTTACGGCGCCGATGACAACTTGGTGTTTGTGACTAGCAACGGCGAGGTAATTGTATGGCGCGGGACTGACCCGGCAAGCGATGCAACCTGGGCGCTTGCCGGGGTTTGGAAGTTAGGTTCTCCGGTCGGAAATCGCTGCATGATGAAATACTCAGGCGATTTGCTGATAATCACACTGGACGGGCTGATGCCGCTGGCGTCGGCTTTGCAGAGTTCTCGGCTGGATCCGCGGGTGGCTTTAAGTAATAAAATTCAAGGCGCTATTACAACAGCAACTACAAACTACGGATCTAATTTCGGTTGGGAAATACTGTATTCATCCAAAAACAATGCGCTGTGGATCAATGTGCCGGTTTCCGAAGGGCAGCAGCAGCAATACGTAATGAACAATATTACGAAAAGCTGGTGCAATTTTACCGGCTGGGCAGCCAATTGCTTTGAAACCTTTAACGACGATCCGTATTTTGGCGGTAATGGTGTAGTGTGTAAGGCTTGGGATAACGGCTATGTGGACGGCACATCAAACATCCAAACCACTGTGCTGCAAGCATTTAATTACTACGGCAGTCGAGGCGTAAAAAAGTATTTTACTCGCGCTCGCCCAAGCATATTTACCGATGGAGTGCCTGCCGTATTTGTCGGTATGAACGTAGATTTCGATACCGCTGACACCACGGCCAGTCTGTCATTTTCTCCAACTGCCGTAGGATTGTGGGGAACCTCGTTATGGGACACCGGATTGTGGGGCACAGGGCTTCAAATCACTCACAACTGGCAAGGCATTACCGGCATTGGGTATTGCGGCGGCATTCAGTTAAAAAGCAGCAGTGCCGGTTTGCAGATTGAATGGGCTGCAACTGACGTTGTTTATCAGTCTGGATGGGCAGGGATATAGTATCGGGGCCGGATGTCGGCCATTGGGTTGCAAAACGTGTGGATTATGGCTTTTTAGAAACCAGAGCCAACGCGGTAGGATTAAAACGGAATGATAAACTTATTGCGGGAGTCATTTACGAAAATTGGAATCATCAAAGCATATGGTGTCATTTTGCGATTGAAGGCCAACTGACCCCGGCTTATTTAGCAGCAATATTTGATTACCCGTACAACATCTGTCAGGTCGAAAAGATCATTTGCCCGGTTGGAAGCGATAACGAACAAAGCATTAAAGTAGTGAAGAAAATGGGATTTACCGAAGAAGGCAGAATCAAAGAAGGACGACCACACGGTGACATTGTGTTTTACACATTGCGCCGCGATGACTGCCGGTTTTTAAATAAACGATACAGCAAAAGGATAACGAATCATGGGTAAATCTTCACCTTCGCCACCGCCGGCACCGGACTACGCGGGCGCAGCTCGTGAGCAGGGCGTAGCAAACGAAGCTACCGCCAGGTTGCAAGGCCGTATCAACAATCCAAACGTTAGCGGGCCGCTGGGTGGGCAGACTGTTACTTTTGGCGAAAACGACCAGCCGACAATTACGCAAACGTTAACACCCGACGCACAATCAACTTTAGAAGCACAGCAACGCGTACAGCGATCGCTTGCCAATTTGGGCGAGCAAGGTATCGGAACAGCGAGAACTGCTTTAGCTAATCCGTTTTCGCCAAACAGCCAAAAGTTGCAGACTCGTATAGATACTTCTAATCTTGCCAGAATGCCGGTCAATGCTGGCACGACAGGGCAAGAAGCAATTATGGCTCGGTTGGCTCCGCAGCTTGAAAGACAAGACGCGGCAACACGGTCAAGGTTGTTAAATCAAGGTTTAGTGCCGGGCGGCGAAGCATACGAAAACGCCATGATTTCCCAAAACCAGCAAAAGAACGACCTTCTTTCGCAAGCCGTTTTACAAGGTATTGGGCTAGATACCGGCGCCAGGGCGCAAGGATTTAACGAAGCCAGCTCGCAAATGGGCGCTCAAAACGCAGCACAACAAGCTGAATTACAACGAGAAGCATTTTTGCGCCAGCAGCCGCTAAACGAAATTACTGGTTTAATGTCAGGCTCGCAGATACAAATGCCGCAGTTTCAGGGTTACTCACCGACCAGTATTGCTCCCGCTCCGTTAATGCAGGGCGCCATGGCGCAAGGTCAATCTGCAATGGATCAATACGGGATACAGTCAGCAAATGCTAATGCTCAGAATGCGGGGCTTTACGGGATGCTTGGGACCGCTGGCGGGTTGGCGGGGATGAAGTTTTTTTCTGACCGTCGTTTAAAGTCTAATATTGAAAGAATCGGCACACATCCGTTGGGTATCGGCGTTTACGAATACAACATTTTTGACCGCAGAGAGCGCGGCGTGATGGCTGATGAAGTCGAAGCCGTAATGCCAAAAGCCGTTGTGTTGCATCCGAGTGGATACAAAATGGTCAATTATGGAATGCTGACATGAATTCAACTTACAATTTCAATCCTGAAGAAAAGCGTATGCAGATCGCCGCTATGCTGCAAGACCCGACGCAGCCTTACAAAAGGTATAGCGGCCCAATGGGGGCGCCCAAATCAGGCGGCGGCGGCATGAACGACATGATTATGAAAATGATGATGCAGAATCGTGGTGCGCCGGTTGTTGAGAAATCAACACAATACGACCCGAATTCACAGAACTTCACACCGTCTTATTAAAGGCTCAAAATGGCCACAATCAATCCAACTCACGCTTTTACCCTGCCGGGCCCATACCAGGCAGAGCTGTCGAGAATAGCTGACCAGCAGCGCATGGCAGAGATGCTTCAGGCGCAGTCACAAGCTCCGTCAGAGCGTTACAGCTATAAAGGCATAGAGGCGCGCACGCCCGCAACGGCAGGGCTGGCAAAGCTGCTACAGGGCTTTGGCGGGGCATACTTTCAGAATCAGGCGCGGGAAAAAGAAAAGGCGCTCGGCGAGAGATACAAAACAGAATCGTCAGATATATTGCGGAAGGCGTTTGAGGCTGGCGCCGGCACTCCTGCGGTTGCAGGTAGAGATATTCCAGAATCAAGTTTTGTCCCTAGTGGATCTGATCTTACCGATCTTGTGCCTCCGACAAGGGTTCCAGAAGGACAGCCCGGTGAAGGGAATATTGTACAACCGGCATATACAATACCTGGTCGTGCGGCAGTAGCGCCAAATCAGCAGGAAATGGCTCGGTTGCTGATGACCAGCCCGAACCCGGCGCATGAGGCTTTTGGGTTGCAGACAGCACAAAAAGCAATGGAAGCCCAGCGCGTTGCTTCCGTGTTAAAGGGAATGGGAGTGGGAAGCCAACAAGCAACGGCAGAGCAAGCTCTCGGCGCAGAGGCCATGGCTGGTGGCGCACCAGGCCCGACAAACGCAGCAGCGGGCAGAATCAATGTGCCGAATGCTGGGATACCGGGCGTTAGCCCGCAAGCAATGGCTTTGATGCTAGACCCAAATGCTCAGTTACAAGACATCGGCAAGGCCGCGCAAACCGCTTTTGCGGAACAAAACAAGCCAATAGTAAGCAGAGAAAACGCACCCATTTTAAGAAGGAACGCATTAACAGGAAAATTAGAAGTTGAATTTGTTCCTGCTCCCAAACTTGGCGAAGGGTTCCAATATGATTTTGGAACGGGAACGGTTGGCGTTGCAAAAGGTTTTCCAGAGGCTTTAACAAAAATAACCACAACAAAAGGCGAAGCCGAAGGGGAAAACAAAATAGAAACTGTTGAAATAGGCGGTCGTAAAGTAGTCGGAACAGCCAAACAAATAAAAGCAATTCTGACGGGCGTTGCAAAAACTCCCGAAGATGCTAGGTCAGCATTAGGATTAGCGACAGGCGCAGGGATTCAGGTTAGCGGAATTTCTGTAAATCCTACTGAGGCAGAAAAAGCATTTGATGTAAAAGCGGCAGAAGGATTTGTTAAAGATGCCGACACTTTCCGTCAATCGTGGAGTAATGCGACAAAAACGAATCAAAATCTTGACATGCTAGATGAGTTATATAAAGACCCAAATGTTACTAGTGGTGGCTTGGCTGAAAATATTACCGCATTGAAAGGTATAGCCGCATCATTGAATATTGACATTAAAGGCAAAGGCTCAGAGGACGCAATCAGATCAATTACAAATAGATTTGCACTTGAACTGAGAAACCCAAGCGGTGGCGCAGGGATGCCTGGTGCAATGTCTGACTCTGACAGGAACTTTTTAGCGTCAATTCCTCCAAGTCTTGCTAACACAAAAGAAGGCAGGGCGCTTATTGCAATGACAATGCGAGCCGTAAACAATAGAGATATTCAAGTTGCACAATTAGCGCAAAAGTTTCAAGAAGAAAACGGCGGTCGGTTGAACATAAATTTTCAAAAGAGTTTGCGGGATTGGTCTGACAAAAATCCTTTGATGAGTGAAGATGCTAAAAACGCCATGAAAACCATTATTCAAAGGAGTAAATAATGGCTGAAACTCCTTCCGCACCAGACCCAAGCAAAATTGATTTTAACTCGTTATCAACCGAGCAATTATTAGCAATTGCCAGAGGTGAACCAGCGGCTGCCGTAATAAATAATCCGGTTGCACCAGTAGCGCCGATCCCAAAAGCTATGCCTGAGCCAGTATCTCCTATGGTAAGTGTCGGCCAAGGGATGATGGACGTTTACGGCGGGGCAAAGCAAAAGTATTTGAATTTTACCGACCCGGCTGCTGCTGAAAAATACACGCAACAACGAAATGAAGAAAACGCAATTATTGAAAGAGGCCGAGGTGATCGCGGCTTTGATTTTGCGCGTTTAGGTGGAAACGTAGCGACCCCGTTATCTTTAATACCTATGGGTGCCGCTGGGTTGGGTACCAGAACTGCATTGGGTGCTGGTGCTGGCGGTCTTGGTGGGTATTTAAATTTTGATCCTAAAAATACTACAGAAAGCAATCTAACAAATGCCGCCGTTGGTACTGTAGCTGGAGGCGCTTTAGGCGCGGTATTGCCTCCTGTTATACGCGGCGTAATTCAAGGAGCGCAATCAATTGGTAACGCCGTGGGCAGCGCGTGGCGGTCATTTGCTCAAGCAGTATCCCCAAATATAGTGTCAAACATAAGTAGCAAAGTACAAATTACTTTGCAAAACAGTGGGATTGATTTTGCAAGATTACCGGATGCTGTAAAGGCATCGGTATTAGACGATGCCGCGCAGCAATTTACCTTGACCGGCAAGCTCGATCCTGAAATGCTTTTGCGTAAGGCTGATATTGAAGCTGTTGGCGGTGCTGGAACAGCAACAAAAGCGCAAGTAACAAGAAGTCCTTATGATTGGACCGCCGCACAAAACGCTCAAAAAACAGAAGTAAATATTCCTGCTATTGCCCGCGGCGAACAGGAGTCTCTTACAAGTAGATTTCAACAACAAAATACCAGCACAAATAAATACGCACAGGCATTGCAAGACCAAATGACAGCGGCTAACGCAAAAAAAGCAGGAACACCATTTGAAGCATCAACGCAAACAATTGAAGCAATCCGAGCAAAAGACGCAGCAGCAAAAGTCGCGGTAGATGATTTATACAAAACATTTCGTGACATGGGTAAAGGCGATGTATCTGTACCCGATACTCAAATTGCACAAACTTTGGGAAAAATTGTTGATGAAATTGGCGTAGAAAATATACCGCCTGCGGTTTTATCCAGATTAAAAGAATTTGGGTTTTTAAGCGGTGAACGCACAAAATTATTAACAGTTACAGAAGCAGACAAATTAGGTCGTTTAATAGGTAACAACAATCCCGGTCATGGAACCGCAAGTCTTGTGTCCACGCAGCTTAAACGTGCCGTTGATAATGCAATATTGGATATACCCGAAATTGAGGCATCTAAAGCATTGATGGCCGCGAGAGGCAAAGCCAAAGCTAGGTTTGACGATCAGGAAGCAGGGTTGGCCGTGGAGCGCGCAATAGCAGATGTAGCGCCTGACAGATTCTTCCAACAAAATATAATCAATGGCAACGTAAGAGACATTAACTCATTAAAAGATCAATTAACAAAAACACCTGATGGTGAGCAAGCGTGGAACTCATTACGCGGACATGTAGTGAAGTGGATAAATGAAAAAGCCACTATTGGAGATGGCGTATTTAACGGCAAGCGCATGGAGAACGCATTAAAAGAACTTGGCGAAAATAAATTAAATGCACTATTTTCACCTGCTGAAATATCGCAAATAAACACGTTATTGCGCGGCTCTAAGGCAATGACTACTGAACCTGCTTTTGCAGCCCCAAATCGATCAAATACAACACCGTCTATGATAGGAGCTGCATTAAGATTTAGTAACAGAATACCGGGATTAAATATTATTAGCGCCCCTATATCAAAAGAAGTCGAATCGTCAATTCAACAAAAATTACTTGCAACTGCACTAGAAAGCGGTGGTTTAACAGCAGGACGGGACGCGGCGCAAGCAGCAAAAAGAGAAGCATTGATGAAAATGTTAATGACCAATAGGCCCATAAATCCATCGATGATCCCAGTGGCAACGCAAGAACAGTATAAATCCGCAAGATAAGGAGATAACAGTGTCCTACAACGGTTCAGGAACTTTTAACATCAACAGCGCGGGCCAGCCGGTCGTCACCGGCACCGTTATCACATCGACAGCTTTTAACTTACTCACTGCTGATCTAGCAACAGGTTTATCGACTGCTCTTACCAAAGACGGTCAAACTACGCCGACCGCTAATATCCCGATGGGTACTTATAAAATCACCGGGTTGGGCGCAGGAACAGCGGCGGCAGATGCGGTGCGATTGAGTCAGCTTCAAAGCGGCGGCACAACCACCTATATTACCGTTGCTGGCACAGACACCATTACCGGCACTGTCACGCCAGCTTTAACAGCCTACGCAACAGGGCAGCAATTCTCGTTTGTCGTTGCTGCGACAAATACGACCGCGGTTACGTTAAATGTTGACGGGGTTGGCGCCAAAGCGGTTACCAGTACAGGCTCTGTTGCGCTGGTAGCGGGCGATATGATTATCGGCCAAGTCGTAATTGTTGAATACGACGGGACTAGATTCCAGTTAATAAACGGCAACAATTTAAGAGTAGCTGGAACAACCTCCGGCACTGCGACTATCGTTGCCCCTGCTGTTGCGGGGTCAACTACGCTTACCCTCCCAACCCTGACCGGCACCGTAGGTCTAGCCACAAGAACAGTTCAGGTCTTTACCTCTGGTTCAGGGACTTACACGACACCGACAGGGTGTAAAGCGATACAG